GTGCCGCATGGGTGACGGGAGATACAGTCCCAACGTAATCCACGCGGACACACCGAAGCGGCATAGCGAGAAGCCAGAAGAGGCGTTTGCACTGATTGAGTCCGTGAGTCCGGGGCCACGGCTGGAACTGTTCGCCCGCCGCCCGCGATTGAACTGGACGGTGTGGGGGAATGAGGTAGAGGCCAACGCGCCCCATGAGCCGCGACGCGATAGCGGCGTCGCGCTCGATGGGGTTGTTGGGCAGGAGGATTGACAATGGATTGCACTTCTGAACATTGCGACTGGAATGAACTGCATGAACTCATGCGGTACATGGTTGCACCGAATCGTCTTGCGTCGCTGTGGCACCGCAAGCGTCCGGATCAGTACACCATAGAACTATCTGAAAACGTAAGAGATGTTGACGAACTATATCCGAAGGGTGCCGCTGAACTGCGGGACGATCTGGCATGGTTGCTGGATCGTGTGCCCAACGATTAGCGTCAGTGGCGCGGCTTGTCCGCGTACACTGCACGCTCTGGTTGGGGCTGCCCATCCCGACCGGAGCGACAACAAACACAGGGCAAGGAGACGGTCATGGCAGCAGCACGAGGAAATGCAGGACGCGGAAGCCGGGGGGCTTGCGGCGGAACGCGCAGGCGCGACGGTAGCGGCGGTGGCAAGGGCAACCGGGGAACGCCGAGGCAGCCCGCCCCAAAGAAGGGTAAGTAATCATGCGGGGCGGCAAGGCCGGAAACCTTGTCGCCCCAACTGCAAGATGCTGTGCGAGGACGACAACAGAAGAAAATCGGGGAAATGAAAAGGTCCTAACAAGATGAATCCACGCTATCGGCGGGGGCCGCCGAAGCGTGATTCACAGCGTTGGGCGATCCGAAGAAACGGAAGCAGACTACGAGAACTGCCGCCGCTTCGCTCTGGCAGTTCTCACCGTCCGTCATCTATTCGTAGGCCCCCTTGCTCACCCGTTTCCCTCGATTTTCCCTCCTCATCCACAGCCTACTGTGTGTCAGGTAGGCGCCAAACGACCTGTAGAGTATCCCTATAACTGAATACCGGGCAGCAACGGGGCTGATCTCCCGGCGCTGCAAAACGCGCAAGCGTTAAGGGTGGTCTGCGGAAAATCCACCGTTTTTGTTGCCCGGATTCTCCCAACATGCGTTGCCGGCTGCGCAGGGCACCGTGGGGCTGCCCGAAAGCCGGCACTCAGAACGTATGAGCAGGTTTCTCCAGGCAACAACGGACGACGAAACAGTGATCGCGCTGGATCCGGACTATGCCGACCAGCCGGATTTCGCCATCGCGCCCGAGCAGCCCGGCTCTTCCCTCCCGATCACCGCTCTCGAGACCTACATCCGAAACTGCTGGCAAGAGGCCCAGCAGCACCGGCGTGATATCGGGGTGGATGATCGTCTGGAAGCCTGCCTCCGCGCCTACAAGGGCGAATACGACGCCGCGACCGCCCAGGAGATCGCCGCGACCGGCGGCGCCGACCTCTTCCGCAAGCTGACCATGCACAAGGCCGACCAGCTCGGCGCCTGGATCCGGGACGTTCTCGCCGCGGTCGAGGATCGCCCGTGGGACGTAGAGCCCACCATCCAGCCGGAGCTCCCCCCGCAGGTCCGGGAACAGGTAATCACCAATGCCATGCAGCAGGCCTACGCTCAGGCCCCCCCGGATCAGCTCGCCGTAGCCGCCTACGCGATTGCGAGCGAACTTTCTGACCAGGTTGCGGACCAGCTCAAGGCGGAGGCCGAGGCCCGGGCCGAGGCCATGGGCGAAACCATGCAGGACATCCTGCAGGAAGGCGGCTGGGCAAAGGCCTTCACCGGGTTTGTCGATGACTACAAGATGTACCCCAACGCGTTCGTGAAAGGTCCGGTGGTGCGGATCGAGCGGCGACTGTCCTACGCCCCGGACCCCCAGACCGGTACTATGCGCGCACAGGTCACCGAGGAGCCGATCCTCGTCTTCTCCTCCCCATCCCCATGGGACATCTACCCGAGCCCGCACGCCTCGAGCTGCCAGGACGGCTACATCCTGGAGCGCGGCACGATCACCCGGCGTGAGCTGCACAGCCTCCGCGACCAGGACGGCTACAGGACCGAGGCCATTGAGGAGATCCTGAAGCTGTCGCCCCAGCTCAACCCCATGACCGGGCTCTCCGTGGACAACGCCACCGACCGCCTGGACCTCCTGGGCAAGCCCGGGACGTTCGAGCCCACCAACGACGCGGAGCTTGAGCGCATCGAGTTCTGGGGCACGGCGTCCGGCCAGATGCTCGAAGACTGGGGATTGCCCGTCGACGATGTCCTCGCCGAGTACGACATCATGGCCGTCATGGCCGAGGACCGGTGCGTAAAGGCCATCGTCAATCCCGACCCCCTGGGCCAGCGCCCCTATTCCACGACCTCGTTCAAGCCCATCAAGGACTCTTTCTGGGGCCAGGGCCTGCCGGAAGTGATGGAGGATATCCAGACAGAGGCCAACGCGAACATGCGGGCGCTCTGCAACAACCTCCTGATGTCCAGCGGCCCGATGATGTCGGTGGACGTGAACGCTCTGCCCCCGGGCTACAACATCCAGGGCATTGGCCCGTGGTACATCCACCAGTACGACGGCAGCAAGCTCACGCCCGGGCACCAGGGCATCAACTTCACAGACATCCCCTGCAACGTGGGCCAGTACATGACCGCCTACCAGGAGGTCAAGCGGGAAGCTGACGACGTCACCGGGATCCCCGCGTTCATCGCAGGCAGCGGGGAGACGCGCGGTGCCGGCGAGACGGCCCGCGGCCTGGCCATGCTGATGAACTCGGCCAGCAAGAACGTCAAGGAAGCACTCGCCCGCATCGGGTGTGACATCCACGTGGATGTTCTGCAACGGCTGTTCACCTGGCTGATGATCTACCACCCGGACGAGACGATCAAGGGCGATTGCCAGATCAAGCTGTCCGGCCCGCTCAGTGTGATTGCCGAGGAACACGGCCAGATGGCTGCGGGCGAGTTCCTGAAGAACACGAACAACCCCGTGGATCTTCAGATCATGGGCGCCGACAGGCGTGCCAACGTCCTGCGCCGGCACGCGCAACTCCTCGATATGCCCGAAGACGACGTAGTCCCCCCTGCTGATGAACTCCGGCAACGCATGGCCGCCCCGGCGCCGCCCCCTGAGCCGATGTCCGCGCCGCAAGCACAGGGGGCAGTCGCATGAAGAACATGGACCGGGACACCATCGAGGCCGTCTTCAGTCTCCGCAACAACACGGCATTCCGCCGCGTGCTCGCCTACATGCAGGCCGAGCTTGAGGCGGCCGCCCTGGTCCTGATCGAGAAGGATTCGCCCGAGGATCGCGGTGCCGCCAAGTGGCTGCATGGCTTCCTCGGAACCGTATCGGCGACGAAACCGGATCCCGCTACCGGCAACCTGCCAGGCGCGATCCGGCCGGAAGCGCCATCCCTGCCCATCGGGCTCCAGGCCCAGGGCGCAACCCCTGTCCAACGGCCGCAGCCAGGACACAACAGAGAGCCCATCGGAGGCGCGAGCCCCCAGGGCGGAGGTAGGTAATGCCCCACGAGACACGCGAACAGGTAGAAGCAGAGGTCGCCGCATTCACCGCGCGTATGGACGCCCATCCTCCACCCTCCGTGCAGGCTCCGAGCCCGCCTCCGTCCCTCCCGGGGACGCCGGAACTCGGTCCCACCGCAGCGGAGCCCGTGGACCTGAGTGTGTTCTTTGCCCCGGCCGACGGCGACGCCCTCGGGGCTCCGGACCCTGACCCCAGCCCAGAGCCCGCCGAGAACCGACTCGCCGCCCCGTCACCCGAGAAGGACGCCGATCCGGCGTACTGGCGTCAACGTGCCCAGAGCATCCAGGGGATGTTCGACAAGTTCCGCAATGAGGCCGCCCCGCGTGAGCAGGAGTTGACCCACCAGGTCCGCCAGCTCACCGATGCCCTGGCCAACTTGGGGAAAAGCACGACGACAGCCCCGGACATGGCACCCCCGCCGGTCGTGACGCTGGACGATATCACCGACGAGGAGGTAGCCAAGCGCTACAGCCAGGCGGTGATTGACGAGTACGGCCTCGATGAGCTCAAGCTGAAGATTGCCGAACGCCGCACCGACCAGGCTATCGCCGAGGCAGACGCGCGGAAGCGCGCCGGCCAGGAGAGCCAGGCCCGCGAGGCACAGGGGCAGTTCTGGTCACAGGTCAATCGCCTGGTTCGTGAGACGCATCCGGATGTGGACGCGGCGATCCTCAACGCCTCAGACCAAGGCTGGTTCGGTTTCCTGAACGAGCCCGAAGGAGTTGCCGGCACACCGCGGCGCACAGGCGCCGGCCAGGCCGTCGCCACCGGCGACGCCGCCACAGTCGCCAAGTACATCCTCGCCTACCTCGACGCATCCCGTGAATCCACCGTCCGCCGGCAGGCCGCCCCGCAAGGGCGGCCCGTAGGCCCCCGGGCCCGGCCGGCAACCCAGCAGAAACCTGTGTACACGACTCAGCAGGTCGATGCCTTCTACGACGCCGTGCGCCGGGGGACCTTCGAAGGTACCCAGGCCCAACGGCAGCAAATCGAACGACAGATCGCCGATGCGGCAGGCGAGGGACGCATCCGACACTGATGCGGACCGGCGCCGGCACGGCACAGATATGAGGTGACATCATGGCTTTGGATGCTGTTCTCGGCGCCGTCAACTACTCCTACGGTGGAGACGTCGACTACATCCCGATTCTCTACGGCAAGCAGTTGCTTGTGGAGTATCTCGAAACCGCCGTGGTCCCCGCGATCACGAACACCGACTACCAGGGACAGATCAAGGAGCAGGGCTCCGAGGTCATCATCTCCAGTCTGCCGGACGTGACCGTGGAAGACCACGAGCGCGGCGCGGAAGTCGGTGACTACGAGGAGCTGGAAAACCCCAGCGTCTCGCTCACCATCGACTACGCCAAGAAGTACAAGTTCCGGGTAGGGACCATCGACCAGGCTCAGGCCCGGTTCGTGCTGGCCCCGAAGTTCCTCCAGAAGGCCGAATACGCCATGGAGATGGCGGTGGACCAGCACTGGTTCAGCCAGACTCGGACCACGGCCGCCGCTGCGAACGCCGGCGTCACCGCCGGTGCGGACAGCGGACTGTTCGACCTCGGGGTCACCACCGACCCGCTGATCCTCTCCAAGACGAATGTCCTGGACTGGGTCTCGAGCGTGGCCACCGTGCTCAGTGAGCAGAGCGTGCCCGAGGACGACGACCGCTGGATGGCGATTCCCCCGTGGATCCAGAACCTCATCGACATTTCGGAGCTCCGCCAGGCACACGTGTCCGGCGACGACCGGAGTTCCCTGTACCACGGGCGCCCCATCGGCGCGTTGCACGGCATCATGCTGCACCGCACCATGGCGAACTACAGCGCCACGGTGGGTGCCAACGTCGAGTGGGACATCCTCGGCGGTCACCGCTCCGCAGTCACGTTCGCGACCCAGGTCGTGGACTCGGACAGCCTGAAGACGGCCCAGTACTTCGGCAAGCTGTACCGCGGGCTCCAGGTCTACGGGTTCAAGACCGTCAAGGGCGAAGGTCTCGTGCACAGCGTCGTCACTGGCGCCGTGCTCAACGCATAGGAACGACGGACTGATGAACTGCCCGGGCACAGGAGCTTGAAGGGAGTGCCCGGAGCAGACCCGATCCAGAGGACCGCAGAGCAGCACAGGAACATGCCCGGAGGACAATCACCATGGCATATGTGGACAATCTCCCGACTGCGACGGAACTCCCGTTCCAGAGCAGAGGCAAGCATCACCAGGTCTCCATCGACGTCGATTTCAGCGTGACGGGAAACTCGCTCGCGCAGAACGACCTCATGGGGCTCCTGGCCATCCCCGCGGGGATGGACGTCGTGAGCGCCAAGATCAAGGTCACCACGGCCAACGCGGCCGTGACAAACGTTGACCTGGGCCTCACCGCCGATGACGGCACCCCGGCCACGGCCGCGGACCTGATCGACGGCGCCACCCTCGGCACCACCGGCTACAAGTCCGGAGCCGGTACCCGGGTCCAGACCACGGCCGACATGCTGGTCGTGCTGACCAACCTCGACGCCGACACCCTGAGCGCCGGTGTGATCGAGGTCAAGCTCGATCTCGTGGACATGCGGTAACCATCAACCCCTGCCGCCCCCGGGGCCGCGTTGCCCCGGGGTGCGGTAGACAACCAGTACTGAGAGACAAGGCCCCACGCCCCACAGGAGAGAGACCATGGCACGCGCCCCAGAATCACAGTTCGTCATCATGCGCGAATCCGACGGCACGATCTACGGCTTCGATCCGCGCCAGAAGGAGAACAACAAGCACACGCTCGCGCAGCCCGGTATGCGCCTTGTGCGGCTTGCAGACGTCGAGGCGGTCAAGCGTACACTCGTGGCCCCCGACCAGCTCACCAGGGACCTCCTGGCCGAACCGGAAGAAACCGCCCCGGAGGAGGAACTCCCGCCAATCACCACCCGTACCACGCCCCTGGACCACATGACCGACGACGAGCTGTCGCGGTACCTCGACGGCCGGTTCGGTGTGCTCTACGACGACGACGACAGGCCCACCCGGGGCGCGCTCATCCAGCTTCTCACCGACATGGAGGCGGGCGCCCACGAGGAACCGACGCCCCACCGGCCTGCTGAGCTCGAACGCGCCCCCGAGCCGCCCGCAATGCCGCCCGCCGGCCTCACGGTCACGGCTCCCCCCGTCCCCGAGCACCTCGAGGAGATGACCAAGGACGAGCTCCGGCTCTATGCCGCCGAGCACTTCGACGGGCACGAGTTCCCGGTCCGCGCAACCAAGCGCGAGATGCTCGGCACCATCGCGACTCTGGAGGCGGGTCCGACCGCCGGAGACGCCGAACCCGAGGAGTAACATCCGATGGACAATGTGATTCGTACCGCTGTCCGGACGCCCACGATCCCCACGGCCACGTGGACCAAGATCAGCGCCGCCAAGCCGACCAGCCGGCGCGGGCTCTGGATCTGGAACGAGGACGCGGCCAACACGTACCGCGTGGCATTCGTGCGCCCGAACGCCGCCGCCCCGACCGCGGCCACCGACGGTATGCCCCTGCGTGCCAAGGATGCGGCGGCCGGAGAGGTCGCGGGCGGAGTGATCGAGGAACTGGAGCACATCACGGTGGCGGACGTTTACGCCTACCAGGCCAGCGGCGGGGCGCTCGAAACACTCCACATCCAGGAGGCCACGTAAGAGACCATGGCCTATCACCCGAACGGCAAGCGGCCCAAGAGTACCGGATCCAGTACCGCAGAGACGGGCCGCGACAAGCTCATCAAGGCACAACTGTACGGAGGCGTGAAGTAAATGGCAGCAGGAACAGACCCAATCTTCCCGAATGTCCTCAACAACGACACCCTCCGGCTGACCATCTCAGACGGCACGGACCTGACCGATCTGTTCACCCCCGGCGCCGACGGGTCCAAGGTGACCGCGATTTCGGTGCACAGCGACGATGACACCGACATCGCCCTGTCCCTCTACTACCACGACGGAACCAACGCGCGCAAGATCGGCACGGTGACCGTCACGGACGATGGCGCCCAGGCGCTCCTGAACGCCACGGACATGCCTTGGCTGCCCGATGACCTGGCGCTCCACGTCGCGGCCGGTCACAAGCTCCAGGTTGCCGCGGCAGCCGCCATGACCACGGCCAAGGTCTGCGACATTGTGGCCTTCTCAATCGACTACTGATATCGAGGTGTGACAATGGCCGGACTCGTCCTCCCGATGCCGGGACAGATCATCATGGTTCCGAAGGTGGCAACGCCTTCGGATACTTGGCGTACCTGCCCCAATGATCCGCGCTACGAGTACCAGATCCGGCGCCGGGACCTCGCGACGACCATTGACGCCTACGTGGGACTCCTGACGCATCTCGACGGCGTGGACGCGGCGACCGAGGCCGAGGACGTGAGCGCGAACGCGCACACCATCACGTTCAACGGATCCGCGGCCATCGAGGACAGCGACGGGAAGTTCGCGCAGTGCTGCGTGTTCCCGGGCAACGGGAGCTACCTCCAGGTTGCCGATCACGCGAGTCTCGATTCCGGCACCGGGCCGTTCACGATTGAGTTCTGGGGCAAGGTCGCGACCACCTGGCCCAATATGCCCGGCGCGTTGAGCCACGGCGGATCGAGCGCCATCTCGGACGCAGACGGCTGGCGCATCAACATCAACACCGGGCACTTCGACTTCCAGTTCCGACACGACGGCGAGGGCAATGTTACCTCGACGCCCACGCTCCCCACCGGGGCATGGGTGCACTTCGCGTTCACCAGGGACAGCAGTAGCGATTGCAGGCTGTTCATCAACGGCACCCAGGTCGGATCTACCACCAACTGCACAAAGAGCGCCGACTCTTCCAGCCCGTTCCGCGTCAATTCATCCAACGACGCCGGCTACTGGGGCGGGGCATGGAGCATCGACGAGCTCAAGGTATCGGACGGGATCGCCCGGTACGTGGCCAATTTCACCCCACGCGCCAAGGCGTGGTCCTGACCCCACAAGCAAAGGAGAGCGATCAATGAGACGTGCAAGCCCGTGGAACATGCTTCTGACGATCCTGGTTCTGGTCCTCGCAGTCATGCTGACGGGATGCCCGAGCATGCGGCCGAACAACATCTACGC